TGTCGGGATATCGGCTCCAAATATCGAACCACTTTTTGGCTTTTAGGTTCCATGCAGGGTCTGATGAGGCGGGTTGAACCGAAAAGCTTGATCCTACCGTGTAGCTTTCAAACAAATCCCCCAATCTGTTCATCACGGCGTTGTTTTGTTCAAAAAACCGAGATTTCCGAACAATTGCCTGACGGGTTGAAGAAGTTACATCAAAACGCGCAGAGGTATAGGACGTGTCAAGATACGACCTTCGCAAACTCTGACCGGCCCCTTCGTATTTATTCGAAGGGCTTCCAAAAAACCTATTTCGGATTGTTGAAATTATTCCCATTACGACATCCGAGTTGTTGCTTCACGACGGAATTGCGTAAAGTCTCCGTAGTACCGAGTCGTTGAAACCAAAACTGATCCCAACATTTTATTGTAAATCTGCTCGTCTGTAGGGCTAGAAATTCCATCTCCAGCAAGCAGCGTCACTGCGTAATCGTAGTCCGAGAGCAGCGATTCCCACATTTCCAACATTTCTGATGGAGATGGCGCACCCTCTCCCGGTTTGGAAAACGTGACTGAAACGTCTGCACTTGACGTTTGGCTTACAACGTTTCCGGTTTCAATAGAACCTGCAGCAGTGGTAAGTTTTGCCAGCAGCGCGGCAAGCAGCGACAAAGAAGCTCGGCCAGCATACGTTGTGCGGAGATACGACCGCTTAATTGAAACCGTGTAAGTGACCACCGGGGCGGATGTTCACTGATTTCATGCGAACGTCAAGCGGCACTTTCAACTTCATTTGAAGTTGGCTTTAAGTCGTTCCACAACATTGCCATTGCCAACTGCATTAACTCACAGTCGTGCAGGTGATCCGGCCATCGGTGATTTCGTTTGAACCACTGGTAACGAATTCGACCACTTCTATTGGCTGTTGGCTTTAAAATGTGGGAATCCAAATGTTTCCAGTAGACATCCGATCCAACCGAAAAAGCACCCTCAACTTGCATTTGATTTGGAAGCGAACACACGCTCCAAGAAAATTGTTCGTTTGATCTGCGAAGCTTCGAAAGCATTTCCCGCAAATGTTCGGTGTCAAAAACCAACAATGGCTGGACAACATCGGTTCGCATGGAAGTGGATGTTGAAATGCCAAACGGATGAATGGATCCAGATTTTGTGGTAAAACGCGCGCCATTTTCTCGGCCTTTCATTGGCATCCATCCGACAAGCATTGGCTTTCGAAGACCTCCCTCTGGTGGATATCTCAATCCGCACGGATAATTTACTGGGTTTCCACTTGTTAGAGCATACCCACCGCAAGCGTCGTAAACGGCTTGAGTATTGAACCCTGAATCAATCCCAACGTCCATATCGTGAACCTTAAGTTCAATTTGTATTCTTCGCAGTGCAGCAAAATCGTCCGCATGACCCGCTGCCACAAGCCGCGAGTTTCCTCCATTCCATTCTCTACAGACCCACCAAAAATATGGTGCTGCGGCTTGAACGTCTGCTGTTAGGTATCGACGAGCTTCGGGCATTTCAGCATCCGAAATAACTTCAACACGATCTGTTGTTCCATCCTGATTTTCCCAAGGCTCCGCAAGCATACCATTGACGAAACCTTGCAGTCCCATCATTGAATTTTTAGCTTCAAGAAACGCCACCGCCAAATAACCCCAAGTGCATTTTTTGTCGGGGCTGTAGAGGCTTGAAAGGTGGTAGGAACGAATTGACGGAAGGCTGTTTGGATTTTCAGCAATCCATTTCCCATGACGCAAAGCGGCTACTTTGTAGCTGTCAGAAATGCGACCCTTGCAAAGCTGACATTCGTAGTAAGCAGACGACCGAATGGCGTGCCAGTCGTACTTTCCGTCTTCGGTTTTTGCGTTATCCCACTTTACTTGCTTCCATTCCAAACGAATGAGTTCTTTGCAGTGAAAACATGGGATGTAATATCGTCGCTGGTCTCCACGAAGGAATCTCTGCCAAATTCTTCCTTCTGTTACTGTTGGAGTGGATGTGAAAAATGCCTTGGAACTTGAAAAAGCTTTTAAGCGTTGTTCAGCAAGATCTAAAGCGTCGGCTTCCTTAGCTGTTGCTTCGGCAAATTTATCAACTTCGTCTGCAACCAAAATGCGAACGGGACGAGACGCAAGATTTGCGGGGCTATTGGATCCAATAAAAGTAACTGTGCAGCGGTCGAACTGTTGTTCCAGATTTGTCATCTGGTCCATGTTGACTGGAAAACGGGATTTAAGTGCCGGTGAGTCTTCAAGCAATGGATACCAACGTGTTTTTGAAAACGATCTGGCTAAGTTTTCAGATGGCATCAACCACAATACTGGAGCTGGTTCGTTGTCGATTGCCCAACCAAGACCAGCCATCAAAGTAGTTGTTTTGCTTGTTTGAGATCCCCAGCATAACGTGACATCTGAAACGCCGGGGTCTTTCCAACATTCCATGACCTCGCGGCAATATGGTCGAACAGCTGTACGAAATGGTCCCGGGCTTTCTGTTTGCCTTTGGGTAAGCGTCAAATTCTCTTCAGCCCATTCTACCACGGTTTGTCGTGGTGTGGGTCTATACAGCATCCTACGATGTTCTAACAAATCGCGCTCAAGATCGGTCATTTTCTTTTAAGCTTGACCAACTTCATTCCATAATCGTTTACGCCTTGTTTGACAGCTACATCATTGTGTCTGATAAGTTTTTGTTTTTTAAAAACCGTGTAGTCGACGTGATGATGCCAACGCTCAAACTTAAAAACCAAACGAGAAACATCTGGGTGAACAGCAACCTGCATTCTTGACTTAGCTAAAGTTCCAGTATCTGCGTAACGTTGTCCTTCTTGGACTTTGCCTTCTTTGTGGTAAAATTCAGCAGTGTTACCACCTTTGATTTGTTGTGTTCCAAGCTTTTGTTGCAAAAAAGCGTTGAATTGAATTGTACACCAACCCGCTTTAAGCATGTCCAAAGACATAATTGTGTCTTCGTTATATCGACCTCTCCATCTGAACGGAACATCGTTTCGAATAAGGTTACATGAGTAGATTCGCGTGTTGGTAATAAATGGAGGTAAAGCCGATGCGCCAAATGCAAACATCGCGTAGTTTGGCCCAGCCATTGCAACGTTTTTGTACCTCAAAACAAAATCTTCCATTGCCCTCCAAAATGATGGACTGGTTGTTTGGATTCGAACATTGCGATTCATTCGTAGAAACCCTTTGATGTTATCGTCCATTACCCAGTGCCATTTGAATCCTGACTTGATCGAATGATCCCAAATAAAATTTCGAGCAGGCCCGGGTCCGGTTGACTTGGTGAGACCAAAACCATCGCAAAGTTCGTACTTTGATTTGTAAGACAAATCTAGTTCGATCACATTTGTCAAAAGGCCAAACTTTGCGACAGCGTCTTTGTATTTTTGAACCTCCTGAGGTTCCACAACGATGTTGTGAGGCACTCGCATTTCAGTAAGTGCCTTTGACGTGATCATGTACTCTGACCTCCCTTTGCTTGGGATGTAGAGTGGAAACTGTGGACCAAGCGATTTACTCACTTGAGTCCAGTTCCTCAGAAGTTGGTGCCCAAGCTTGATCTTTTAAGTTGCGGCGTTCCTTTTCGGGATACCAAATAGACTTAGTTTTGTCTGAGCAATCTTGTCCGAGAAGTTCAAAAAACGCTTTTACGTCCTCTGCTTTGTCAAAGTTTACAGTTACTTTTCGGAAGCAAGGTTCTTCTGATTCGTATTCCGGCATCCCTTGCCATTCTTCGTCTGGGTTTGTAATGCCAGTTTGAATTTCTAAAAATAAACCGGACAATTCAGCATCGGAAAAGCCCGTTAATTTTTGGTCCTAGTTTTCAGCCTTTAGAGCTTCCATTTCAGCCTTCAACATTTCTTCGTTCCAGCCAGCGTTCAGGGCTAGCTTGTTGTCTGCGATAACATAAGCCCGAACTTGCGTCGGAGTCAGATGCGTCAAACGAATACATGGAACTTTTTCAAGCTCCAGCTTACGCGCCGCCATGACTCGACC